CAGAGTTTTTCGAACCGTCCAGCTTGCGGATCTGCTGGATGACCGCACCTTCGACCACCCCGGCGTTCAGCCGGACAAATGCCTCGCGGCCTTCGCAAGCCCGGTTCCGGATCGCATCCATCGACGTGTAGTATCGATAGAGCCGCTGCCCCTTGCGGGTGAATGTCGGCGTCATGGCGATGCCGCGGTCGGTGAAGATCAGCCCTTTCAGCAGGGCCGGCACCTGCGCCCGGGTGTTCGCCGCACGCTGCCGCGGGCTTTCCTTCAGGATGGCGTGGACCTGGTCCCAGAGCGGCTGGTCGATGATGGCCTGATGCTCGCCGGGATAGCTGGTGCCCTTGTGCACGGCCTCGCCGAGATAGAGCCGGTTGCGCAGGAGCTTGTAGAGGAACCCCTTGTCAATCGGCTTGCCCCGCTTGGTAAGCACGCCCTTGGCGACCAGCTCGCGGGTCAGCAGGGTCGCCGATCCCAGTCGGACGAACCGCTCGAATACATTGCGAACCTGTTCGGCCTCGGCTTCGTTGATGACCAGCTTGCGGTCGACGACGTCGTAACCCCACGGTACGAACCCGCCCATCCACATGCCCTTGGCGCGGCTGGCAGCGAACTTGTCACGGATGCGCTCGCCGGTGACCTCGCGCTCGAACTGGGCGAACGACAGCAGGATGTTCAGCGTCAGCCGGCCCATCGAGGTCGTGGTGTTGAACGCTTGCGTCACCGACACAAAGGTCACGTTGTTCCGGTCGAAGGCTTCGACCAGCTTGGCGAAGTCCATCAGCGACCGTGACAGGCGGTCGATCTTGTAGACGACAATCACGTCGACTAGCCCAGCCTCGACGTCTTCCAGCAGGGCCTTGAGGCCGGGGCGTTCGAGCGATCCGCCCGAATACCCGCCGTCGTCATAGCGCTCGCGCATGCAAACCCAGCCCTCGGCGCGCTGGCTGGCGACATAGGCCTCGCAGGACTCGCGCTGGGCGTCGAGGCTGTTGAACTCCATGTCGAGCCCCTCTTCGGAGCTCTTGCGGGTGTAGATGGCGCAGCGCAGGCGGCGCATGGGTGCCATGCCGTCCCTCATGCTGCGCTCCCCCTGGTCGGCCGCAGGCCAAAGAAGCGGTACCCGTTCCAATTGGTGCCGGTGATCGTGCGGGCAATCGCGGACAGTGTCTTGTAACGGCGGCCCTGCCAGTCGAACCCGTCGCGCAGCACGGTAATGACGTGCTCGACCCCGTTCCATTCGCGCACGAGGCGCGTGCCGATGACCGGGTTGCGCGGATCGGCGATCACTGACTTCCTGACCTTCTTGCCCTCGACCTCATCGGCGAGCGCATCGAGCAGCTGGCGTGTCGGCTTCGACAGGCCGCCGAAGGTCAGCTCCTGGATCCGGTAGGCCAGGCGCTGCTCCAGGAACGGGCGGCTGTTGTTGGGCACATCGGCGCCGAACAGCTTTGCCCATTCGGCCTTCAGCTCCCTGACCGACATTTCCTTCAGCGCCGCCAGCCTCGCCAGCACCTGCCTATTGTCATCGTCTAGCATCAATCATCCTTTCGTGTCCGGGCCCGTGCCCTGGGACGACTGACGCTCTTGGTGGCGGGTGAGCCAAGTGAACTATCTCCGCTGCCCGCAGATAAAGGACTGGACTGTTCGCGCATGCGCAGGACGCCCGCCGCGAGGATGCGCCCCAACTCGGAGAGCCGGGCATCGGCCGGCATCTGGTGGGGCAAGGCCGCGTTCGGGCCGGAATATGAGGATTGCATGGAGGCTTCCGCGTGAAGGACTGGCGACTACGGGATGCGACCCGTGCGGATCGTTCCCGTGATCAGTTCAGCGAAAGTAGTTGTGGGATATATCCCTCGTCAACCGCTCACGGGGCTCCAGCTTCCCGCAAAATGCTTCGAGGCTCAACGACGGCGCTGGTAGAGGTTCTGGTGCGAACGCAGGACAATGCCGATGATGGCGATACCTTCATCGCCATGGTGATCCTCGTCCGGCCGGCCGATCACGATCGGCTCCTGGAACTCGGCGCGGGTCGATTCCGCGCGCAGGATGAAATTTGTCCCGTCGTGATCGAGCCGCTTGCAGGTGAGCTCGTGGAGGTCGTGCCGGTCGCGCTGGACGATGACGATGTCACCGGGCTGGGGTTCGACCATGCCAAAGGAGACACGCAGGCATTCGAGGTCGGAGCCGGGCGCGATGATCTTGTCCATCGAATGGCCTTCCATTCGCAGGGCGAAGCGCTCGCCGCCGGGGACCGGATTTGGTCCAACCTCAATGAAATAGCGATCTTCCGGCGCCCAATCAGTCTGTTCGCGCCAGACACCGGCGGCGACCGCGCCGACCACTTCGAGGCGCTCGACGCCCCCGGTCATACCGACGCGCGGCATCAGGGTCGCGGTCGAGGGGATCAACTGGGCAATATCCATGCCGAGGGCTTTTGCCAGGCCAAGGATCGTTTCGAGCTGGGGATTGGAACTCTTGCCGCGGATGATGTCGCGCACGAGGTGCGGGCTCTTTCCCGCCGAGGCCGCGAGCGAGAGCGAGCGCGCATTCCACTTGGAACTGGGGCCGGTGGCCTCTTCCAGGACGCGGCGCAGATGCGCAACATCGAAAAGCGGTTTCTCTGTCATGGTGCGGGATTAGCATTGCGGGACATTTCCCGCAATATGCATTCATTCCGCAGGATGCAGATTGAAATGTAGGATATGTCCCGTAATAATCGGCGACATGATACCGCACCCGATCCTCTCCGAAATCGACGCCTTCCTCCGGATCCACAAGCTCAGCGAAAGCGCCTTCGGCCGCCACGCGGTCAATGACTGGAAGCTGATTCGCCAGATCAAGGCCGGCCGCCGGCTCTGGCCGGACACCGAGGCGCGGATCCGCACCTTCATGGTCACTTACCAGCCGAGTCCACGCCGGCGGAAGGGCGGCCAGTGACCAGCGCCTTCGAACGCCATGGTATCGACCACCTCTCGGCCTCGTCGATCAACCTGTTCGTGGCCCAGCCCGCGATGTGGGCGATGCAAAAACTGATGGGCCGCAAGTCCATGGTCGGGCCCGCCGCCCACCGCGGGACGGCCATCGAGGCCGGCGTCGAGATGGGGCTGTTCGATCCGGCTGCACCGGTCGAGGTCTGTCAGGAAGCGGCCATTGCCCGGTTCAACCAGTTGACGGCCTTGTCCGCTGATCCGGCAGTGGAGAAGGAGCGCGCGAACATCGCGCCTGCCGTCGCGATCGCCCTCAACGAACTGCGGCAATATGGCGTGCCCGAGACGGCTGGCGAGACCCGTCAGCACCGCATCGAGGTCGCGCTTCCCGGCGTGCCGGTGCCGTTCATCGGCTGGCTCGACTTCTGGTTCCCCGCGCACGGGATCATCGTCGATCTCAAGACCCAGGCCAGGCTGTCCTCGAAGATTTCCGATCCGCATGCCCGGCAGGGCGCGATATACCATGCCGCCCACGGCAATGCCGAGATCCGCTTTGCCTATGTCACGCCCCAGAAGATGGGCGTCTATCGGCTCGAGGATCCGCGCAGCCACCTCGATCGGGCGGTCAGCATAGCGCAGTCGATCGAGCGCTTCCTTTCCCTGTCGGAGGACGGCGCCGCGCTGACCCGCGCGCTCTCGCCCGACCTCGACAGCTTTTACTGGAACGACCCCGCTGCCCGCCGGGCGGCCGAAGAGATCTGGGGCTCAGCCCCCGAAGGCTATGCCGCCTGCCTCAACGCGGCGCACTGACCAAAGAGGAAACAGGACAATGGGTTTCATGACGGTCCCGTCTGCTGGCGGGGAGTTCAAGGTGTTCGTCTCGTACAATGCCAAGGCCGGGCGCTGGTACACCAAGCGTGACGGCAAGGACGAGCCGCAGTTCGAGGTCACTGACATGACCGCGGTGTTCGACATGCCGCGTCTGCAGACCGGCTGGTTCAAGTTCGCGGCCGGCGTTGCCCCGGAAAAGATGATGGACCCGTCGCTGTCGCAGGCCGCTGCCAACCCCGGGCAGGACTTCAAGCGCGGCTTCGTGATCGACTTGTTCAGCGAGAAGAACCTGCTGGGCGTGCGCGAGTTCTCGTCGACCGCCACGATCGTGATCGAGGCGATGAACGATCTCTACGATGCCTGGATGTCCGCCCCCGAGACGGCGACGGGCAAGCTCCCGGTCGTGCGCTGCGTCGGTGTCCATCCGGTCACCAACAAGCACGGCACCAACTACCAGCCAAAGTTCGAGATCGTGGGCTGGACGGATCGGCCCGAGGCACTGGGTGATGGCGACCAGCCGGCTGCTGCTCCGGTAGCACCGGCTCCTCCGCCGGTGGCCGCTGCACCTGCCGCCCACATGCCGCCCCCGGCATCGGCTCCCGCGCCTGCTGGGGCACCACTCTTCTGATCCTGCGAAGGCCGGGCTGCTGCGGTGGCCCGGCATTCCCCGGACCCTGATCCATTCCCGAGATGAAAGTGAGCATGGCCGCGATGGTGCGTCGCATCGAAACAGGCGGCATCGATATCGAGGCCATCAAGGACCAGTTCCCGCTGGCCGAGACGGTCAGCCAGCATGTTGTCCTGAAGCGTCGCGGCCACCAGCTCGTCGGCCTGTGCCCGTTCCATGACGAGCGTACGCCGTCGTTCACCGTCTATCCGCAGGACCAGCGGTACCACTGCTACGGCTGCGGGGCGCATGGCGACATCTTCGACTTCCTGCAGCACCAGGCCGGCCTCGATATCCGCGCGGCGGCCGAACACCTGACGGGCGGAACCTTCCCGGTCATGTCGACCGACCGCGTCGCCGAGCTCAAGGCCCGCCAGGCGCGCTTCGAGGCCGAGCAGACGGCGCGGCGCGATGCGGCCATGCGCCAGGCGCGCGAACGCTGGATTGCGGCCGATCCCACCTACACCAGCCACCCCTATCTCGCGGCCAAGGGCATCGGACCCAGCGGCACGCGGCTCGATGGCGAGCACATTCTCGTCCCGCTTCATGGGCCGGACGGCAAGATCCAGTCGCTGCAGACGATCGGTGCCGATGGGCACAAGCTGTTCTGCTCCGACTTGCCGACCGCCGGCGGGCTGTTCGTCATCGGCCCCAAGCTCCCTGATGCCACTGGGCCCGTCCTCATCTGCGAAGGCTTTGCCACCGGCGCGACGCTGCACGAAGCGACCGGCCGCACCGTCGTGGTCGCGTTCAATGCCGGCAATCTCGTCAAGGTCGCCGAGCAGCTGGCCGCTGCCCATCCCGGTGTGTCCTGGATCGTTGCCGGCGACGATGATCGGGGCAAGGCGAAGAATGTCGGCCGCGAAGCCGCGATCGCCGCTGCCCGCATTCTCGGCTGTCCGGCGCTGTTCCCCACGTTCCCGGCCGCCAACCTCGGCACCGACTTCAACGACATGGCCGCGACTTCCGGCATCGAGGCCGTCCGGGCCATTTTCGAGACAGACGCCATCTCCGGACCGGACGTGTTCGAGACCCTCAGTCTCGATGAGATCGACACCATGCCGCCACCCAGCTGGCGGATCGACGGGCTGGTCCCGGCGCACGGCCTGGTCCTGCTCTATGGCCGGCCCGGCGAGCACAAGACCTTCATCGCCCTCGATATGGTCCTGCGGGTGACCTACGGTCTCGACTGGCACGGTAAGCCCACCCGCCAGACCGGCGTTCTCTACATCGCTGGCGAAGGCAAGTACGGCATCGGCCAGCGCATCAAGGGCTGGCGAAAGGAGCATGGTCTCGGCGGTGTCGATGCCCCGTTCCGGCTACTCCCGGTCGCCGTGCACATGCTCGATCCCGCCAGCATCGAAAAGCTGAAGCGCACGATCGATGTGGTCTGCCGGGAAGTCGAATTCGACATCGGCCTGGTCGTGATCGACACGGTGTCGCGCTCGATCCCCGGTGAGGACGAGAACAGCCAGGAAGCCATGTCGATGTTCATCGACGGCTGCGCTGCCATCCAGCAGCACTGCAACGGCACGGTGATCGGCATCCACCACGCGGGCAAGGATCTCGACCGCGGCATGCGCGGCTCGACCGTGCTGCTCGGCGGCTGCGACACCTCGATCCGGATCGCCAAAGAAGAAGCCACCACCGTCCTCTCGGTCGAGAAGCAGAAGGACGGAGAGGAACTCGACGATCTGCATTTCACGATGAAGGTGGTTGACCTGACCACGGGGCTTGGACCTGAGCAGAGCACACTGGTGCCGGTGCTCGGAACCGGCGCAACACCTGTCGGCGAGAAGCGCCTCAGCTGGCACCAGATCCGCGAGATCTTCCAGGCGATCGACGAGGCCTGGCGGGCGGGCACACCATGGTCGGTATTCCCCCATGCCCGGCGCAAGGGCCGGTTCGCGGTAGACCTGATCTCCGATCAATACGGCGTCACCAAGCGCGAGGCCGAGACCTCGATCACCAAGTGGCAGCAGCATGGCTACCTCGTTACCGAGGCCGGAAAGTTCCACGGCAAGGCCTCTGGTCTCAGGGTCGTCAAGTACCTGGAGCCCGACCGATGAACCCCAAAATCGCGTTGTCGGAAGCCGTCGGAAGCACGGATTTGCGTCAGTCGGAAGCCGGTCGGAAGGCGGCGGAAGCCCGGTCGGAAGCTGTCGGAACGCGCAGTCGCTTCCCCCCCATACCCCCTAGGGGCTTCCGACTGCGCTTCAGGTGCGTCGTCCGCCTCGTTTTTACCAGAGAAAGGAGGGGCGCATGAAGGGCGCGCCACCGACCCGTCATGGTCAGATCAGCGACATGCAGGTCATCATCAACTGCGTCGACCAGCGCGGTCGTGAAATGGACCAGTGCTGGGGCATCGGTCGATTGCCCATGCTGGTGCCGATCGAATGGGCCGAACGGTTCCACGCCCAGCACAAGCTGTTCAATGCCGCGGTGTGGGAGTTCGATCTTGCGCTCGTTCGCCAGCACGGCAATGCCATGCTGCGGGCCTATGACCGGCTCGACCAGCTGGCGCGCGAGGCCAGGGGTGAACCACTGCCCGTCGACCAGTGGGAGTTCGAGACGCCTGAAGGCCTCGTCATCCTGCTACGCGACCTGCGCGATACCGGCCGGGCCCAGCGTCACGGGCGTGAAGCCCAGGTCTGGGCGCTCGACGAGATCGCCAACGTTATCCGCTGCCACCCGATCCTGGCCACCGCCAAGGACGCGTTCCCAGGCGCACAAGTGGTCAGCGTCCGCCCCAGCCGCACGACCCTCGATCAGCTCGACGACGAGCTGTCGGATATTCCGTTCTGATGCCGGCCCCTCTGATGGAGGCGCCAATGCCCTGAACCCAGCCCAGACCGGACGACGGCAGCCAGTACCGCCAAGCACCAGGCTGCCACCGTCCGCACCACGATCCATCCCCATTGGAGAATCATCATGGATATCCTGACTCTGCCCGCGCCGGTGCACAGTGCAACCCCGCCGGCGGCAAGACCCGTCACAATCATGCGCGGCGCCATGCTGGCCCTCGACCTCGGCACCAGCACCGGCTGGGCTCTGCAGGGCGCAGACGACTTTATCACCAGCGGCACCGTGTCGCTCAAACACACCCGCTTCGATGGTGGCGGCATGCGCTTCCTGCGGTTCCGGCGCTGGCTGGAACAGCTCGATCTCGATGCCGGGCCGATCGAGACGATCCACTTCGAGGAAGTGCGCCGCCATGTCGGCACCGACGCTGCCCATGTCTACGGTGGCCTGCTGGGCGTGCTGACCGCCTGGTGCGAGGAGCACCTGGTTGCCTACCAGGGCGTGCCTGTCGGCACGATCAAGCGGTTCATCACCGGCAAAGGCAATGCCGACAAGTCGGCCGTGATCGACGCGGTGCGGGTCCGGGGTTTTGCCCCTGCCGATGACAACGAGGCGGATGCGATCGCCATCCTGCTCTGGGCCCTAGAGACCCGCGGAGGTGTGAGATGACGAGCTGGTCCATTCTCGGCCACACCGCCAAGGTGCTCGAAGAGCGCCGCGACGATTACGGCGACCCGGCCGAACAGTTCCGGACGATCGCCGACCGCTGGTCGATCACGCTGGGCACGCCAGTGACCCCGGCCCAGGTCGCGCTGTGCATGATCGACCTCAAGGTTTCCCGGCTTGCCTACGACCCCGGCCATGTCGACAGCGTGATCGATGTCATCGGCTATGCCGCCCTGCTGCCGGAGGTGCGCTGATGAACATGATCTCGACGATCTACGGCCATGCCCGGCAGCGGGATGGCGAAGAGCTCAAGCGAGATGGCTGGAAGGCCGGGATCCTTGCCGTCTCGGTCAGCGATCACCGCCTCAGCCATTCGGAGCGTGAAGCGATCCGGGCGATCGGCGAACGGCTCTACGGAGGCGCCCATGGCACGCGGGCGTAAGCGCAAGGTCGGTAAACGCCACCCGTCCGGCAAGCTGGTCCAGCCCGGTTCTGCCGAGACCCAGCGCGAGGCCATGGCCACCGTGCTGGCAGCCCGGCAGCGCCATTACGGGGTGACGGCGCGGCAGGCCCGGGATGAACGCCTGGGCACGGCGCTGGGGCGACTGGCGTTCGGGCAACTGATCTCCGCCGAGCAATATGCGGCCGGCCAGAAATACGCCGAGATCCATCACCGTCATCATGCGGTGATGGGCTGGCCCATGCCGTTCCCGGCTTCGGTCACCGGCATTCTGGCCAGCGATGGCGTGCTTGGCGGTGTCGGCGCGCCTCCCAGCCGCGAGCTCGTCGAGAAGGTTAGGCGGCACTATGGTGCCGTGCTCGACGTGCTCGACCAGTGCGACCGGGATCGGCAGGCCGCGCCGGGCAAGGCGCCGAGCGTGCTTGCCTATCGGCTCGTCTGCCTCGACGAGGATGCGGGAGGCTGGCCGCAGGCTGACCTGACGAACCTCGCGCTCGTGCTGGACGCGCTGGCGGACATGTTCGGTATCACGCGGGACGCGCACCGCAAAGTGCTGACATGATGGCGAAAAACGGCCGTTTTCCTTGTTTTTCTGGACGGTCTTGGGCATTCTTCCGAAATAGAGGATTGGGAACTGCGCCCGGAGCTCACCAGCTTCCGGGCGTTGTTCTTTTCGGGTTGCGTGATGTCCAGCCCTGCCACATGGGAATGGCATGAACGACGAGGACCTCAGGAAAGCCATCGAGGAAGTGGTGCAGAAGCTTCCCGATCTCGTTCGCGCCGACCTGGCGTCGCGTGATCCCTCGGTGCGGCAAAGTGCGGAAGAGGTCGTGGCCGCCAAGATCATGATGGCTATCAGCGAGTTACGGACGGCTTCTTGACGCACGGATGGCGATACGGCCGCACGGTTGCCAATTTCGTCGGGCAAGTGCCAATCACAGGTGAGGCCGGCGCTTTGCTGGATCCTGCAACGATTTGTGCTAAGTCTGTGGCGATGGACGGCACATGACCAGCAAGTTCACACAGCAGATTCTCGGCATCTTGGCCGAGCCTGACACGGGTGGCTCGATCCCGGTGAAGCGTACCGCATCCGATGGCACAATCTATGAATACCGCTGCACGTGGATGGCAGGCTACGGCTCCACTTTGACCCGAGCCCAATATGTGACGAAGTTTAGGCAGCAGCCACCGGAATGGGCTCTCATGCTCCACCCCTTAAAGCAGGCCAGCATCTGCAATGCGGCGCTCAAGGCCGGATCACCATTGCCAAAAACCAAGCCTACTTCCTGATCCTACTAGGGAAGCTCAGACATCCCACGATTATAGACTTCGTCGAATGCGGCTTCGAGCCGCGCGTTGACACCTCGAAGTCCCTCAACGACCTGCCAACCATGGATGAAATACTCTCGCTTTCGCTCCACCGTCCAATGAGCGGGGGGAGTGGCAAGAATGTCCCGCAAGTTGCATATCTTATCCGCCAGCTTGACCTGCTTCGCCTCATTGGACTTCGATGCTGACTTGATCACCTGCTGACGTTTCTGTTCCTCCTTCGAGAGGCTGGCATCATTGGTGACTTCAAGCACAATCTCGGCCACGCGATGGCCAAACCGATTCCGAACATCTTCAAAGGTTGTCTTCGTGTCTTCGATGGTGTCGTGAAGTAAGGCCGCAGCTAGCACAGTTGCATCATCAACCCCGCCTTCTCTTGCCAGAACATCGGCTAAAGCCAGCGGGTGATTGATATACGGAGATGCGTCAGCATCCTTTCGCCGCTGGTGACGATGCCGATCTGCAGCAAATGATGCCGCATCGAGGATCAAGACAAAATCAGACATGCGGCAGGTGACCTCCGATACTTTGCCCTGATGTAGCAGAAACTGGATTGAACGATCCATGTCCCGTTTGTCCCTTGCGAAATCTTCTGCGTTTCAATTGACTGGGGGTTGGTGGAGGTGACCGAACGACTTCGGGGACGTCCGGCAGTAGCGCAACGTTTGCGACGCTTGCAGGCTGAACCACTTTGTCGGGACTGCGCTGCCAAGAGCGTCGTTCGGGAAGCCACGGTGCCTGACCATATCGTACCCCTCGCCAAGGGTGGTAGCGACGATGATGCCAACATCCGCTGCCTCTGCGCCGACTGTCACCAGGCCCGCACCGCCGAGCAATTCGGACTGCGCCGGGCCATTGGCACCGGCCCCGATGGTTGGCCGATAGGCTGACCGGGTCGGGGGGCGGGTCGAAAGTCTGGGGCCTGAGGGACGGAAACCGCGCCTGGCCCAAACTTTTCACGCCCGCGAGTTAGCGACCGGGGGTGTAAGGGTCAGGTCCCAGGACGCATTGATCGCGCTAATCGTGCCTCGATTGCGAAGGCAGGCGGTGCAACGAGATCTGTTCTGACCAATGCGCCAGGGGTCGTCATTCCGTAATCACGGATTTTGATGCCATTCTTATTTTTTCCGAATGCACAGGGCTTAGGGTCATTAAACCAAACTGGAACGTTCGGAATATTCGCATAGTCGCCTTGATCGATGTCCGCGAGGCGCTCCATCATCAGGTATTTCCCAGTTTCGCTGATTGAAATGCATCTTCCCAGCAAATTTGAAAGCGTAGGATCATCTGCTTGGCTGGCTGAATTCCAAATAAACCATTCAAGCATGTTCGATCCCGGGAATGTTCTAATCGATTTTTTTACTATTACCTCCCGGTTCCCGCGGACATCATACGCAACTCTGGCTGTCCCGCGACCGAATGGCTCAGTATAGATAAGATCTTCGAACGCCGAGTCTGCCATCGTTAGTTCATAGTTATTCATAGGGTTTCCTGCCTGAATTAGTCGCTTGAACGTCCGTGCGCTGCGCATTTGGCGGAGATCAGTGACCCCAAGGTGGCGCAACGCCCTGCTCACAGACACACCCTATTAAAGCAGGCCCAATAGGATATCTATGGATCAGCACTGGCCGGCCCAGAACAGCGAGTTCTGGCCCATTGAAAAGATCACGCCCTACGCGCGCAATTCCCGCACGCACTCGGATGAACAGGTCGCGCAGATCGCCGCCTCGATCCGCGAATGGGGTTGGACCAATCCAGTGCTGGTTGATGAAGACGGCGGCCTGATTGCCGGACACGGCAGGCTGCTGGCGGCGCGCAAGCTAGGCCTTGCCCAGATCCCGACCATGGTCGCCAAGGGGTGGAGCGAGGCCCAGAAGAAGGCTTACGTCATCGCCGACAACAAGCTGGCGCTGAACGCCGGCTGGGACCTCGAATTGCTCGCGGTTGAACTGGGCGATCTTCAGGGGTTCGATTTCGACCTGATGCTGACCGGCTTCTCGGACGACGAACTCGCGAAGCTGCTGGCCGAGAAGACCGAGGGTCTGACCGATCCCGACGAGATCCCCGAGGCCCCTATCGACCCGATCGCCAGACCAGGCGATGTCTGGGTTCTCGGCAAGCACCGGCTGGTCTGCGGTGACAGCACGGACGCGGACACGGTGGCCAAGGCGTTGAATGGCGTCTCGCCCCACCTGATGGTCACCGATCCACCCTACGGTGTGGAATATGACCCCGCCTGGCGCGAAAAGGCCGGTGTTGCCGCCTCGGGCACAGCCAAGGGCAAGGTGCTGAACGACGACAAAGCCGACTGGCGCGAGGCCTGGGCATTGTTCCCGGGCGACGTCGCCTATGTCTGGCACGCCGGTCTGTTCGCGGGCGTGGTCGGCGACAGCCTTGCGGCGAGCGATTTCCAGCTGCGCAGCCAGATCATCTGGGACAAGGGCCAGCTCGTACTTTCTCGCGGCGACTATCACTGGGAGCATGAGCCCTGCTGGTATGCCGTCAAAAAGGGCGCGAAGGGCCACTGGGCCGGCGACCGCAAGCAGACCACCATCTGGCACATCGCCAAGCCCAAGAAGAACGAGACGGGTCACGGGACCCAGAAGCCGGTCGAGTGCATGAAGCGCCCGATCGAGAATAATTCCAGCCCTGGCCAGGCGGTCTACGAACCGTTCTCGGGATCGGGCACCACCATCATCGCAGGCGAAATGACCGGCCGCTCAATACACGCGGTCGAGCTCAACCCGGCCTATGTCGATGTGACCATCAAGCGCTGGCAGGATTTCACCGGCCAGGCCGCGACCCTCGAGGGTGATGGACGGACCTTCGCCGACGTCGGTGAGCAGCAAAGGTGCAACAGATAAGAAACCGCTAATTTTTGCCTGCTACATCGTGTTGATGCAGCGTCACCAGTACAACTCCCGGCGTCGGCCGAACGGACCGCGTCGACATCAAAAGCGGAAGCCCGCAAAAGGGAGCTTTGCCGCGCAGGTACTTGGCCTCAGCCTTTTTGCTGGCGTAGCAGCTTGGCAGGGCGCTCCCATGGTGGAAGGCCTATGGTCGAACTTCAGCAAAACCCCTGAGCAAATCGCTGCCATTGAGCAATCAGCCCACTATGCCGGCTGTAACGAAGCCCGCGCAGCCGGTGTCGCACCGATTTATCGTGGACAGCCTGGATATCGGGAAGGTATGGATGGCGATGGCGATGGTATCGCCTGCGAACCTTATCGATAACCAGCACTGTGCGCAGGTTTCAGCAGCGGTGATTCCGCCAGTACCGATCCCAACGCAGAGCCCAACCACCCCTGACCATCGCGCAGGACAGGTCACCCGACCTCGGTGACACGCACCAGGCTGCGGTTCGCGATCCGCCTGCGCCGCCTTCCGACCGGCAACGCAAAGCCGGACCGCTCACCAGGATATGTCCCTCGGGAGATACGCCGACCGGGCGTCCGATCAGTCCGACCAGCGCATCGCGGGCCTCTTCGGCGGGTGCATCCGGGCACGGTTGTCCAGGTCGGCAGCTTCCGTCCATCTCGCGTGCCGCGATGCCGGACAGGCGAATACGCGGCCCTTCGGCGCACCAGATCGGACCGTCACCGTCCCAAACCCTGGTCGGCGTGCAGGTGAAGCTCTCGCCTGCGGGCGCAATGGCTGCGGCGGCAAGTAGAAGAAATCCAATAATCGTCGTGTCCTCGGCATTGGGAGGTCGGAAGCTGCTGCGCAAGGGCGTCT